TTCCCCGCGGCCTCCATACAGTTCGGACAGCAGGGAAAAGAAGTATAGAGCGTGAAGCCAGTCGCAGGCGAGTCCAGAAAGTTGAGTGCGTTGATTTCCGCGTGAACAACGTGCTGATACTTGTACCCGCGGTCAGCGTACAGCTCCGGCGAATCGTCGTGCCCGGGCGGGAAGCCGTTGAACCCGGTCGAAGCCACGCTGTTGTTGGGCCGAACCAGGACGGCTCCGACCTTCGTGGAAGGGTCCTTGCTCCAGCCCGCGACGTGTTGGGCCAGCCCAACATAGCGGCGGTCCCAGCGGTCCTGGCGCTCGCTCATATCAGCCCCTTCTCGTTGGCGATCCATTCGGTGATGGTCAGCGTGACGGTCCGACCGTTCTTGGCCACGTTCTTGATCTGGGATTTCGGCATCCAGACTTCCTCCTCACCGCCGTGGTCGATGAGGTATGCCTTGTCTGTCTCGCGCTTGATGGTACATTCGATGTCCACGGTGTTGTCGTTGCTTTGACGCATGTCGTTCTCCTTCGGTTCGCCCCGGACTTCCTCCGGGGTCAAGCGGGTACACTTTGCGCAGCGTGCGTCCGCGAACAAGTATGTGACCTGCGCGTCACACTGATAGCAGAATTTCATGATGGTGGGTTCCCGTCCCAGCCCATGGAGTGGCCCCAGCTTTGCCCAATCTCCACGTCCACCTTTGACGGGAGTTCGAGCGGCGTACAATTGCGCATGATCTCCGCAGCGTGTTCCGCTTCGTCGCGGTTCTTCACGCTGAAGGCGATCTCATCGTGGACCTGGATGATGAGGTCCAGTCCGGCTTCCGCGCAGGCCACCATCGCCATCTTTGTCTGGTCCGCGGAGGAGCCCTGAATCAGCCGGTTCAGCCCCTTGTGGGTCCCGCCATAGTTCCCGTCCTTGTCCTTCGGGAAGCGGCAGCGGCGACCGCTCAGGGTCGTGATGTAGCCCACGGCCTTCGCCCGGGCTTCGCAAGCCTTCGCCAGCTTCTTGATGAAGGGCACGCGGCGGTCGAAGGTGTCCAGGAGGGCTTGACCTTCCGGCCCTGCGGCCTCGAACTTGCGTGCACCTTCCGCGGCGAGCCGTTCCCCTTCCGGGCTGTTCACGTCGAACAACTGTAAGCGGGGGCCGCGGACGGCCATCATGGTCGGGAGCCCGAGCTTGCGGCACATCTTCGCCCCGCCCATCCCGTAGGACAAGCCCAGGTAGATTTCCTTGGCGGCCTTGCGCTTGATCCCCGCCATGTCAGCCATCATCTGGTGGTTGTCCGTGTTCGGGTCGTTGCGGTACTTGTCCCGGGCTTCAATTGCGGACAGCCAGGCTTGGTGCCCAATCAGGTCCTTCGCCAAGCAGGCATAGTGGACCGCCATGCGCGGCTCCTGCTGGCTGTAGTCGTTGGACGCCCAAAGCTCGCCCTCCTCCGGGAGGTAGATGGCCCGCCACATCATGGCGAACTCGTCCCGAGCCGGTTGCTGCTGGAGGTTCGGGTGCTCGCAGCTCAGTCGCCCATAGGCCGCGCCCGCCGTCCCCTCGTCCTCGTCATCCTTCTGGCGACGGAGCTGGTTGAATGTACAGTGGAGGCGACCGTTCACCATATGGTCCCGGACGGAGCTGGCGAATGTCGTGCGCAGCTTGTTCACCTTCCGGGCACGTTCGAGGAGGTCCGCCACGGGGTGGTCGATTGGGCCCAGCAGCTCCTTGTCGATGTTGGGCTTGCCCTGGGAGGTCTTGTTCAGCTTGATTCCGATATGTTCGAGGGCGGGGGCGATCACCTCCGGCTTCCAGACATCGCCCACGGCGATCCGGTGGCCGGTGATCGACCGGACTTGGGCCAGGGCCTCCGTCTCCTTCTCCAGCGCCCAACGCTCAATCATGTCCAGGCGGTCGCAGTCGATTCGGACCCCCCGGCGGCGCAGCTTGGTGAGGATCGGCAACAGCTTGGACTCCAGATTGTACACGCCCCAGAGGTCCTGCTCATCAATCTCCCGCTCCTGACGGCGGAGGAGGTTCAGAGGCAGGCGCGTGTCCTCCTCCGCGTACTTCCCGACAAACTTGGCCGGGAGCCTCCACATGTCCTTCTTCGGGTCAATCCCATAATCGACCGCGGCGGCACGCAGCAGGGCTTCGTCCTTGCCGTAGAAGCCCCACCGCTCCGCGATAGCTTGCATGCTGTAGCTGTCGTGGAGTTCGCAGATCAGCGGGTCAGCGATCTGGATGTCACGGAAGTAGCGGACCCGCTCGAACTCGATGCCGTCCCCGGCGAGGAAGTCCAGGTCATACGGGAGGTTGGCCCCCACGAGGTCGCCGGTGAACACCTTTGCCTGGGCGCGGAGGTAGGCCAGCACGCCCTCCAGCGGGAGGTTGCCCCCGCCTTCGTGTCTGATGGGCAAGTACCCGCCCGGGCCGTCCTCGATTGCGAAGCTGATGCCGGTGATGTAGCTGTTCGGGCGACGGCCCGCCCCCGGCCCGAGTTTGCGCAGGTCCGGGTCCCGCGTCTCGCAGTCGATGGCGACCCGCTTGGCACCCTCCCACGAGGGGAGGGTGCTGAGGTCCGGGGCCACCCAGTCGCTGGAGACGGTCGTGAACAGGGGTGGTTGGAGGTAGGACATCAGGCTCCGACCTCCGCAAGCATCTTGCGCAGGAGGTTCAGGGCCGCTGTCAGCTCCGGGTCGGACTCCCAGAAGGTGAGAATGCGGACCACTTCGGCTTCGTCCTCCGTCAGCCCGTTCGCGGCGGCGAAGGCGTCCGGGGTAATGACCACGGGGGCGGGGCGGGGCAGCAGAACCCCGTTGCGGTACAGGTCCTGGACCTTCTCCACGTAGTGAATCGCCTTCTCAAGGTCCATGCGCGGGTCCTCGTGCTTCTTGCGGTTGCGGGTCGCGTACTTGGTCGCGCAGCCTTCGGTGTAGCGGAGGCCGTTCAGCTCCACGTAGTCCCAATGCTCACACTTGCCGTTTTTGTAGTGATCCCCTCCAACTTGACGCTCATTTGGATTTCGCACGCTCATCTTGTAACTCCTTCATCAGTTCCCGGAGCCGGAGTGTCTGCTGGCGGTACAAGTACCCAAAACACCCGTGCTCCCCGTTCATCATATCCGTGTGGACCTTGCGGAGGTGCGCAGCGAGTTCTTCCACCGTGTCGAAGGCGTAGAACTTCAGCTGCGGGTCCTCCGCCCAATCACGTCGCAGCTTCTCCAAGTCCATCGCGCACTACCTCCTCGAAGAAGTCCGAGAGACGGCGATGCGGCTGGTGCTTCGCTGCCACGTAGAAGGCGCGGACGGGTTCGGGCAGGCTACCCTCCAGGCCCCGCTTCTCCGTCACCGCCTCGCATGCCCTCCGCATGGCCGTGACCGCTTCGTTGCCCAGGGCTTCTTCCTCCCGGCACCACAGCCACAGTTCGAGGGTGTCCACGGCCTTCAACCAGTCCTCCTCGTCAGGGAGAAGGCCAGGGAGCAGGCCCAAGGTCGCCAGCACGCGGCGTTCCGCCTCCTCATACGCCTTCCCGAGTTCGGAGTGAGTCCACTTCGCCGGGGCCGGAATGTCGCCCAACCAACGCTCCGCGCAGTCGTGCCACTGGACCGCCTTGATCAGGTTCAGCGACGGGTGCGGGTGGAGCAGCAGCAAGAGGCTCACGGCCCCGTAGCTGTGCTGGGCGATGTTGTACTGACCGTGGTGCGTGACTATGTGGCACCGGCGAACCGTCCCGGCCTCCCGGGTCGCGGCGATCCGGGTCAGGAGCTGGCGGTTCAGATCCTCACTCATACGCCACCCCATCGTCCATCGCCCGGGCCTTGCGAGCCTCGAAGGCGGCACGGCGGCGTTCGATCCACTCCACCCCGGCCAGCTTCCAGTCGGTGGCGGCGACGTTGTCCAGCTCCGCCAAGGCGGCGTCGAAGCGGGAGGGGTTGGAGGTCTGCTTGAAAGCCTTGTGGGCCTTCATCATCGGGACCGCCACGCGACGGAAGAACGGGTCCCGGAAGCCCACGGCGTCCGGCTCGCTCAGGAACATCATCAGCTCCTGGTTCCACTCCTCCGGGTCCGTGGACATCAGCGGGTACGGCTCCACAATCCCGTCGGCGTAGGGGTCGAGCGTCTCCCTCCCGATCATCGGGTTGGCGGCGAAGTCCGCGAGCGGGGCGACCTTGCCCAGCACCTCCTCATAGGCGTGGAAGTTGGTGCTGACTTGGCGATATATGCCTTGTTCAACCCCGACACTCCGGGCGACGTACTCATGGAGGTAGCTGAAGTGGACCGCGTTGGCCCCGTAGGCTCCCCAGATCAGGTCGTTGGAGCGGTTGGTCACGGTCATGTCCAGGCGACCGTCACAGGCGATCTGGAAGATGGCCTGAAGGTTGCAGGGGAGGTCCTTGCCTTGGCGGCCCAGGTCCGCGTCCGCGTCCCACATCGACAGGACCTGGCGGCGGTCATCGCGGTTCGCCTTCAGGGCGGCGATGATCTTGGGCAGCTGGTCCTCGAAGAAGTGCTGGCGCCAGCGGAAGCCGTAGGCCCCGTGGAAGGTCAGGCCGTCATCCGAGTAGCTGCGCATGCGATCCACGAAGCGGGCGACGTACTCCACGTCATTGCGTCCGCCCAGCATCCAGAGGCTTTCCATCAGGTGGAAGAAGGGGTTGGCGTCCCGTGCCACCCAGAACAGCACGCGCTCCGCCGGGCGGAGGTACACGGTGGTGACGGGTTCCGGGAACATGAACACGGGGCCGTTGCGCGAGTCGCGGCGGACGCCCTCGCAGGACAGTTGATACAGGGCCTCCGGGAGGGCCTGTTGTACGTTGCGGGCCTTGATGACTTTCATGCTGATTGTTCCTTTTCTACAAACATCTTGCGTTGATAGGACCTGCGGCGCATTTCCTCAGAGGAGGTTTGAGCAGCCATTTTGCGTAGTCGGTCGGTTTGTAGCCGTCCCACTTGACTCCAGACTTCTTTGCCGGGGTCGCTGGTTTCCGTCCAGGTTGCCCGTCCGAGCTTCCCGGCTGCGTGTTGGGCTTTCGCCCGTTCGCTGAGCAACCGGCGGTGCTCAGGGTCGGAAACGCGGCGAGCGGCCCCGGCCCTCATCTTTTGACGGGTTTCTTCCGTCACCGCCCGCCCCTTGCCATGTAGCTTCGCGTGCTCCGCCCGTGTGAGCAACTGCAGGTTTTGATAGTCGTTGTTGGTCTTGTCTCCGTCCCGATGGTGGAGGACGTACCCCCGAGGAACCGGGGAGTTGCCGTGAGACTCCCAGACATAGTGGTGCTCGCGCTTCCACTTTCCGTCCGGGAGTTTCACCCACCAGTAGCCGTAGAATTTGTCAAAACGACGTTTCATGTTTGTTCACAAAGGCTGTGCTTTGGTCCAGTCGTAACGGGACCTAGTATAACCCCGTTCCCACTTTGCGAATTCACATAACGAGTGCTCAATGTCCCGCATCTCAAACCGCGGATTGACGTCACAGGGCTCCCCGAAGGTAGCGTTGAACCCCGGTTCGTCCAGGTCATTCAGCTCCTTCATGAGTTTGAACATTTCCGCGTTGGTCTGCTCCGGGCGAGGCTTCGCTCCCAGTTCCCGCCCGTACAGGCGGTTCAGCCCGCGGATCGCCCCCGGCCCGGCGTTGGCCCACGTGTAGATGTCCGGGGCGTTGCGCAGGTAGCGGGTGTGGCGGAGGTCGGTCACCACCTCATAGGCCATGAACGGACCCCAGCCGATGTAGCGGTGCTGCTGGAACTTCTCCCAGACGGTTTCGAGCCGGTTGAAGGCCCGGAGGACGCCCGGAGTGGTTTCCAACATCCGCTGCCATTCCTCGCGGTCCTCCCAGAGACGGCCCAGGACAATCTCCGCGATGTAGCGGTGCTTGGTCCAGCTGTACCACTCCTTGGAGGGGTCGGACTCCGCCCGGATCATGTAGGCTCCGGTGTACACCTTGTTGCCCGCGGCGGCGTAGTCCTCCAGGGCCTTCGTCAGCTTCGCGGGCTCGAAGCCCTCCTCATCGGGCCAGGTTCCCGGCCCCGCTTCGTCCATCAGGTAGCGGAGCGTGTCCGGCCAGTTGATGTAGCGGGCGATGGCGAGCATGAACCAGAGGTGCGGGTGGTCCGCGTAGGGCTGACGGATGTTCTGGTCAATCCAGATCGTCACGGTGTCCAGCTCGCGGAAGATGTTACAGAACCGCCCATCACGCAGAACCGGGTCCGCGGTCCAGGGGCCGGGCTTCCCGGCCTTGCGGTCCAGGTAGATGTCGTGGCGGGCCTTCATGAAGGCGGCGATGTCGTTGAGGCGCGGTGTTGGCATGATCTTCTCCTCCCCGGGTTCAGCCCAAGTTCTCGATTACGGCCTTGATGTCCTTCAGGGCCGTCTCCCAGTGGATGTCGCGGACCGTCTCGCCGTCCGCCAGGGCCTTGTCGCGGACCCGGGCGATGGTGCGGTGCTTATCGGCCACCTGGTCCTCCTTGATGGGCTTCCCGCCGTTGCGCTCCTGGATGCGCTTCAGGCAGACTTCGAGCGGCGTGTCCAGGAAGGCCCAGATCATTCCGCCGTTCGCCTTCGACCACTCCTGCCACGGACCGTAGATGGTACTGACCACCACGCCCTCGAACAGGACCGCCTTCACGTCCGGGTCCCGCCCAACCAGCTCCGCGACGGCCTTGGCTGCGGCTTGGGTCTTGATCCGGTCCAGACCGGCAGTGGTCGCTCCGGCTGCGGCGGGGGTGTAGTCCCCGATGATGGCGATGCCGTCCGGGGCATACGTCACCGGGATCGGCTTGTGGTCCGGGACGATGACGTTGATGACGCGGCAAAGTGGATCGCGGGCCAGGCTGCGCAGCAGCGTTGTCTTGCCGGAGCCGTTACAGCCCCTCACGTTGATGTACTTCATCTTGGTTCTCCATTTCAGTTGAAAACGGCGGAGTCGGAGCCCCGCCCGGGTTGCTCAGTCAATCTGCGTGATCGGGATGATCTTGCGCTCGCCGCCGTCCTCCTCAGGCGGGGTCGGTTCCACGATCTTCTTGAAGTCGGGCGAGCGCAGAGCCTTCGCCGCCCCGAACAGTTCCGAACCGCAGCGGGGCTTGCCCTCGTTGTCGTCCGCGCAGTGGAGACAGCCGGTGGGGGCGCACTCCTTGACCTCCTGGAAGGGCTGGCCCAGGTCGGTCCGGGTGAACATCGGGACGCGCTGGCCGTGGCACTGGTCCGCGGTGATCATTTCACGGCCCATCGAAAGCCAGGCCGGTTCGCCGGTTCCGGGCTTCCCGCGGCGGTACTCATAGCAGGTCGCGTAGGTCATGCCCAGCTCCGTCGCCCACTTCCGATACAGCTGGTGGGCTTCGACCCGGTACGGCTCCGCGTTGGTCTTTTGGGCTCCGGCCTGGTTCTCCGTGAACAGGTCCGTGAAGGCTTTGGTGCGCTCCGGGCCGAACCGCTTGTGGAGACGTTCGATCATCGCCGGAGCCCAGCTGTAGCCCGCTTCCACAAACTTCACGATCACGTGGTTGTTGCCGACCGCGGCCAGGCGCTCGAACAGGTGGCGGATGTCGTCATGGGTGACGATCCCCGGGACCACCGGATTGACCTGAATGGACGTGTAGATGCCCTGACGGCGCAGCTCCGCGATTTCGTCAATGTGGTCCTGGAGGGAAATGGCCCCGGGGGACAACTTGTGCCAATCGCGGTCGTTGCCGGTGTTCAGCGACTTCTGGGCGTAGCTGTAGGGGTTCCGCTTCAGGAGGTCGATGGCCCAGGACGGGTAGCTGAGACGGCTCAGGAAGAAGATGGGCAGGCCCGACTCCACGAAGGCTTCCGCCCCCTGCTGGGTGTTGTGATACACGTCCTCAATCGGCAGGAAGGGGTCCGTGAAGCTGGAGAAGTAGCCCGCGGCGGAGGTCCGGGACTTCGAGAGCATCTTGCGGACCTGTTCGCCGTAGTTCACTGGGACGCTGATGAGGCCGGTGCCGCGGTAGCCCCGGAACCCGCTGTTGATGTAGCAGAAGGCGCAACCCACGGTGCAGTAGCCCCCATAAGGCTCCGTCAGGATCGCCTCGCTGAAGCAGGGGCGGGCGCGGGAGCCTCGCTTGTCGTTGTGCTTGTCCTGATACCAGCCCTGAAGGGGCTTGGCGTTCGGGATGCGGATGTGCGGGAGGTAGGTGACGTCATTGAAGCCAAGATACACCTTGACCTCCTTCTTGTCGTCATCCTTCGCGTTGCGGACCATCCCCACCTTGGCCATGCGGAACTTCGCGCGCATGCCGGTCAGCGGGTCATCCTCCTCCTCGATTGGGCCCAGGAACTCCCGTTGGTTCGGGTCCGGGCGCATGAAATATTGGTAGGCTTCCTGGGCGGCTTCGCCGCTATCACCCTCAAGCCACTGCTTGTGATCGAATTCAGACTGCATCGGGGTTTCCTCCGGTTATGCGAAAAAGTCTAGCCGTAAAGGCCGAAGAAGTAAAGAAGATTAAGTTGGTTACACACTTTCAATCACCTATGGACCAGAACACGATAGGACCCGGAACATCATTGACATTCCGGATGAGCCACCAGAGCGCCTTCTTGTCGTAGTGCGGATTTATGGGCCAAGGTTCCGGGCATTCCTTAGGGGCGGCGTCCGCGTACCCGTAGCCCTCGTCAATGAACTTGATCCGGTCGCCCAGGGTCAGCCCCGCGGCCTTCTCGATGTACTCCCGGGTGGCGTCCTGGCTCCGCGAGTAACCCATGTGAAGGATGACGTTGTAGTTGCGGAGCAGGCCCGCCTCCTCGAAGCCCTTGAGCACCCCGGCGGCTACCGTCCCAGAGCTGATACTGATGACCAGGGTCCCGGAGCCAGGGAGGTGCGGGGCGGTGCGGACGGCCTCCGCGGCGTTCTCCGTGATTGACTCCGGGAGCTTCAAGGCGTTCGGCATCAGGTAGCTGTCGGGGTAGTTCTCCCGCAGGTGCTTCTTGGCCGTGTGATACAGGATCGCGGAGCGGCCCGCCGGGATGTCCACGAGGTCCGCCCCGAGCTGGCGGGCGTGCTGCTGTTGGACGCGCGGGGCGTCCGCGGCTCCGTCGCGCTTGAAGCGGGGCCAGTAGTCCACGGAGTTCTTCCCGAGGAGGTTGCAGACGTAGGCGACCGCCCACCCCGCCTTCGAGTGGTACGTGTCCAAACAGCCGATGGTGGTCTCAGGCCGGTTCTTGATGTGGGCGACCACCCCGCGAATCTTACTGAAGGACGGACCCGGGAGCGGGGCGCACAGGTCCTCGCGCTTCACGAGGATCGGGACCCCGTTGAGCTCATAGGTTTCGACCGGTGTGTTGTTGACGAGCATCTCACTGCTCCTTGGGCATGTGGTTGAGGAAGGCCCGCGCGGCGGAGCAGCGGCCCGCCCACGGCTGCAAACCGTTGTTGATTTCACGAATATCCGTGAATAAACCATAATGACCATTCATGTGGGACTTCCATTTACACAGGACCGTCTCCACCTCCTGGATGTTCACGGGGCGGTCGCCCAGGGGCGGGGCAGCGAGGTCCGCGAACCGCCCAATCAGGTAGTCTGCGACCCCGGACAGGATCGCCTCGCGCTTGGGCTTCGCGTTCTCCGGGTACTTGTGCGCCTCGCGCTGCTCCCACAGCATCATCGCGGCCTTCTCCGGGTCCTTGAACATGAACACGGTGGCGTTGTCGAAGTCCACCGGGACCTCCATCACCCGGTCCATCATGTCTGCGATTTTCCAGGCTATCCAAGGCCCGAAGCCCTTGTGCTCCTGGGCGCGGGCGGAGACGGTGCGGAAGGGCAGGCGCTCATCCTCCGTCGCCCGGGCTCCCACGTACAGGGCCATGTTCTCCGGGCGGTCGCCGTAGCGGGCCTGGAGGGAGGTCACGGAGTCCACGGCGATCTTGGCCCGGTAGTGGCGGCGCTCGTGCCCACGAGGCCAGCGTCCTCCGGCTGGCGTCTCCTCCTCGTTGCGGGCCGCGACCATCATCCAGTGCCAGAACTCCTCGCCCTCCTTCTCACTCAGGAAGGAGGCGACCCCGGCGTGGTAGTAGCACCAATATGCGAGGAGCCAGCGGCAGAGCTGCGGCACGGAGAAGTCCCCCGCCTCCTCCGCCCGAACCAGGGCCGTGTAGATGGGGTCCAGATCGCCGGTGGTGATCAGGTGTCGGCCAAACGTCTCGATGTCCAGCCGGGGGTAGTTTCTGCTCATATTCTTTCCTCACAAGTATGCGTGACTGATTTTCCCGCTCAGGTCCTTCAAGATGTCCCAATCAGAGAATTGGCGACTGAAGGAAGGCTCCATGCGGACTTCTTTGTTGACATGAATACGGGAATGGACCGTGAGCCACTTGCTGTCCCCGTCCTCCGTGATGACCACGTGAATCCAAGGCGGCAGCTTTGAGGGCTCCATCCTGTATCCCCCCTCCGCCGGATACTCGACCCGGCAGAGCAGGTAGTCATAGCGGCGCTCGATGGCCATAGCCCACCTCAGACTTCAAGGCGAGTTTGGCGGGCGTCCGCCTTCGGGGCGGGCTTCAGCGGCTTGTGGGCCGGGATCGCGTGGCCTTCCGGGACCACGATGTGGAACCGCTCCGTGCCGTCCGCGGCGAAGGAGGAGCGGACCCCGTAGCCCTTCAGCTTCATGTCCCAACCGAAGCCGGAGCGGACGGTGGCCTCAGTCCAGGGCTTGTTGCCGCCGCTCAGGGCGTCAATCAGTTCAGCCATGGTCGCACCGTTCGGGCGGGACAGCATGTCCAGGAGCATGGCCTGTTTCGAGCCCTCGCGGCAGGGGATCGGGGCGTGGCCCGGGGCGGCCAGGTTGGTGCCGCGCGGGGCGCGGGCCTTCTTCTCCGCGGGGGCCTTCGCTGCCTTCGGGGCGGCGACGGGGGCGGGGGTGGTGGTTTCGTTCACGGTTTCGACCTTCTGGGGTTCGGCCTTCACCGGCTCCGCCTCAACTTCCGGGCGGGCTTCGGCGTACCGCTGAAGCATCTTCCAGGTGCGGGACACGGCGGACTTCTTGTCAGCGAATCGGCGGACGTTCTGGACGGACTCGCCGTTGCGGAAGGTGCCGATGACCTCGTTGTACAGCTCGACCAGGGCCGGGCCAGACAGCTCGTTCAGGGAGGCTTCGGTGTAGGCGACGTTGTTGAAGTTGATGGCGGTGGTGTTCATGACAGGCTCCTTTTCTGAGTTATGCGGTTTTGCGTTTGCTCGACCGTTGAAAGAAGTATAGTGGCGCAGCCCGAAGAAGTAAAGTGGGGCGAGCAACTTTTTTGACTTTCAGTGAAAATCCTAGTTGATCGCCCCGTCCCTCACTTATTCACACTCATGGCGACCTGTGGCCGGGTCGATGCGGCACTGGCTTGCCGGCTCCTCCGCCGGGGCGTCCGCTTCGGGCTCGCCGCCGTCATCCTTCACCACGAGGATGCCCGACCGCTTCCCGCCCAGACGGAAGGTGGTGCAGCCCTTCGCCCCTCCTTCCCAGGCGCTCACGTACACGTTCTTGAAGTCCTCCCAGCTGATGTCGGAGGGCACGTTGCAGGTCTTGCTCACCGCGGAATCGACCCGCCGGGCCGCGACGGTCAGGGCGGCGACGTGTTCCTGGACGGTGACGCGGGAGCAGGCCTTGCCGCGAACCCCGAACACGCGGGCACCGTAGTCCTCCACCGTCTCCACCCGCGGGCCGCTGAACTCGATCACGGTGCGGTCGAAGCTGTAGGCGAACACCGGCTCAATCCCGGAGCTGACGTTGTCGGCGCACAGGCTGATGGTCCCGGTCGGGGCGATGGAAGTGAGGTGGGAGTTGCGGATGCCGTATTTGGCGATGGCGTCCCGCACGTCCGGGCGGAGGGTCTTGATGAACTGGCCCTGGAGGTACTTGTCCTTGTCGAACTTCGGGAAGGAGCCCTTGACCTTGGCGATGTGGGCGCTGGCCAGGTAGGACTCATCACGCAGCGTGTCCAGCACCTCCGCCTCGAAGGCGAGGAAGGCGGGCGAACCGTACTCATGGCCCAGGGCTTCGGCGGCGTTGGCCAGGCCGGTGATCCCGAGGCCCATGCGGCGCTTGTCCTTGGCTTCCTGCTTCTGCTGCGGCAGCGGGTAGATCGCGCGATCAACCACGTTGTCCATCGCGCGGACCACCTGCGGGATGTCCTCGCGGTACTGGTCCCAGTCGAAGGCGTAGCGGCCCGCCGCCCCGTCCTTGAAGATGTACTTGACCAGGTTGAAGGAGCCCAACAAGCAGGCACCGTAGGGCGGGAGCGGTTGCTCACCGCAGGGGTTCGTGGCGGCGATGGTCTCGCAGTACCACAGGTTGTTCATGAGGTTGATCGCGTCGATGAACAGCACGCCCGGCTCCGCCCAATCCCAGGTCCCGCGCATGATCGCGTCCCACAGCGCACGGGCGTCCACTTCGCGGTAGGTCCGGCCCTCGAAGGTGAGGGGGAACGGCTCGCCGGAGGCGACGCACTCCATGAACTTGTCGGTGATGGCGACGGAGACGTTGAAGCCGGTCAGCTTCAGGGTCTGCTGAAGGGACATGATCAGCTGCTGCTTCTGGGCTCCTTCCGGGAGTTCGGCCACGAGGTCCCAGAGCGGCTGAACGTCCTTCCCGGGTTGCTTGGCGTGAATGAACTCCTCAATGTCGGGATGGTCCACGCGCATCACCCCCATCTGGGCTCCGCGGCGATGGCCGGAGGAGGCGACGCACTTGCAGATCGCGTCGAAGATGTGCATGAAGCTGACGGGGCCGGAGGAGTGGGACTGGAGCTTGCGGATCAGGTCGCCGCGAGGACGGAGGGTGCTGAAGTCATAGCCGATCCCGCCGCCCATCCGCATCGTGGCTGCGGCTTCCGCGGCCCGGACCATGATGGAGCCTTCGCCGTCCACGAAGCTGTCGTTGATCGTCCCGGAGACGTAGCAGTTGTATGGTGTGACCTGGCGAGTGGAGCCCATCGCGGACTGGATGCGGCCCGCCGGGAGGAAGCGCATGCCCAGGAGGGCGTCCCGGAAGTCCGCGAAGTGCTGGTCATCGTCCTTCAGGGCCGCGGCGATCCGGTTCATGGCCTCGCGGAAGGACTCGCCGCTGCCGCGGTACTTCTGGGAGTGTAGTTCTTGTGAATAGGGTACTTGTGGGCCGTGCATATCGGTTTTCTCCTGATGGTTGAGTTGCTGACAAGGGGTGATAATCCTATCTGGACTCATGGGTGTGCGGCAATGCGTGCTTGGTTCCGTTGCTTCATCAACTCCGACATCCGCAACCTGAAAGCCGGGTCCGTCCATTGCTTCTTGGCCTTGTCAGACAATTGCTGCCGAACTTCAGGACGTGTGTTGATTGCTCGCATCAGCTCCGCGTGGTTTTGCCTTTTTACCGGGTCAGACCACGTGGTGACGTTCGTTGCCCGGGCGCGTTCTTTCGTCTCCGAATCAGACCACTGACGTCTTGCGGATTTTGACAATTTCGCTTTTGTCTCCGGACGGGAGTGCGACGCCTTGACGGCGGCACTCATCCGCGCCAGGACCTCCGGAGCGTGCCCCCGCACCCCCTTGCCTCCTTCCGTCAAATTGTAACCTTGAGGGGCTATCGTTTCGCGTTCCATCACCAGTCTCGCTTCTTCGGCATAACAAGTTTCCGGTTCTCCTTCAAACAGAACCTTTTTGTCAAATGATTCGGGACCGTATTTGCGAATAGCCGAACCTATAGCGGATTGGGACCTGGAGTGGGTCTTAAATCTGGATTCCACGTCCTTAGCAACTCCAATGTAGGATTTGCCGGAGGGCCTGCAATACAACTCATACACAAACATAGTTCTCCCCTACATCATGACAAGGTCGATGCGGTTGGACGCCCGTGTAATGGCTGTGTACAGCCATTGCTTCCGGTCCTTTCCGTACCACTCATCAAACAATAATACGCTGGGCCATGCACTTCCTTGACTTTTATGCACGGTGAGCGCATAGCCATAGTCGAACTCCTCCGCGTCCTTCCGCTCCCAATACTCCGGCTTGTTGCCGTGGAAGTAGTGGGGGTGGGCGCTGACTTCGACCTTCGCACCGTCCTCGCCTTCGATGTCCATGATGACATAGTCGCCGTCGAAGATCGTGTCACGGCGGACCTTCCAGAGCTGACCGTTGAGCAGGCCCACCTCGTGGTTGTTGCGGAGGCACACCAGCTTGTCGCCTTCCTGCGGCAGGGCGTTCGTCCGCCCGAGGAGTTCCCGGGCGCGTCCGTTGCTCGTGATTCTCGTGGCGTTCCTGCCAACGAGGAGCTGGTCAGTGGACAGTACCATGTCCCGGAGTTCTTCGCGTGGCAGGCGGCCATAGGGAATCACGCGGCTGGCACCGTAGTCGCCGGGGCGGAGCACGCGGCCCTCGCGGACCTCCTTGGACATCCAGATGATCGGGTTGTCCTGGGCCTGCCGGTGAATCTCAGTGAGCAGGATGTCGGGCTTGTTCTTGAAGAAGGGGGTGCCGCCCACGGGCGGGAGCTGCCCCGGATCGCCCAGGGCGAGGATCGGGCAACCGAAACTGAGCAAGTCCTCCCCCATCTGCTCGTCAATCATGGAATACTCGTCCACCACGAGCAGCGCGGCCTCGAACAGGGGCGACTCCGTGTTGAGCTGGAACATCGGGCGGGCGAGGTTGATCTGCTCCGCCTTGATCGCAGCATCGACCTTCTCCACGAGGGTTTCCGGGACGGGCTTGTGAGTGAGGAGCCGCGCCCGCTCCGCTTGGAGTTCCTTCAGGCGCTGCTGCGACTTGTCCTTGGGCGTGTAGATGAGCTTGTGAATGGTACTCACGTTGGTCGCCCCGGACTTCGTGAGGACGTGAGCGGCCTTGCCGGTGTAGGCGGCGAAGTACACGGGACCATGGACGGTCGCGGCGAGGTGTTTGGCCAGGGTAGTCTTGCCGGTTCCGGCGTACCCGGCGAGCTGGAACACGGGCTTGTCCCGGGTCTTGAGCCAACGCCCCACCCGGTCCAGCGCGGTCTGCTGTTGAATACTCCACATAGTCAGGACTCCTTCTGGATTTGGTCGCAAAGTCGCAAAACCCGATTTAACCTCATCCTGACTTCCTCCGTTTCTTCCCCTACTAGGCGTTGGGCCAACTCTTTGACGCTGAACACATCCCTGTTCTTGTTCGCCCTGTTTTGGTCCGCCACCCGAATGAGAGCGGCCCCCAAAAGACGGTCCCCGGTCATAATCGCCAAGACCGCAGAAGCCTCCAACTCGACGGGTCCCGCCCCGGACAACTGCTTCAGGTAGTCTGTGCGGCGAGGATCGCCCAAGCCGCAGCGGCCCAGTACCTGCACCGGACTATGAAACATCTTTCCGATTGCTCGCGCAGCCTCCGCTATGTTGTACGCTTGAATATCCGTCGCTGTCCCTGATAACAGTAAAGACTCCCACGCCTCGCAATGCCCAAGCACTTGGTCGAAACCCAAACCCCCGACGAAGGGGACTTGGTGAAGGGATTCAAATACACTCATGATCGTTCTCCGTTTCTGATGAAAAGAAGGGGGCCACGAAGGCCCCCTGAAGGTACGGCCCGAGGGGGCGGGCCGTCCGGGTCGGTCCTCCCGGTAGATCAGAACACCGGCTTGCCGCCGCCTGCGCCCTGGGCTTCTTCGTCCGCGGAGCCCGGAGCCTGCGACTCATAGGCAGCGCGGGCCTTGCCCTGCTCGATCATCGACTTGATGTTCACAGCGGCCTGGAACAGCGGGTCATCGGGCAGGAGGCGAGCCTGCTGGGCGTTCTCGCCGTCGAAGGCGATGGCGTCCCAGTTGAAGAACTGGCCCTTGTTGTTCTTCTCGCTCACGGTCTTGAGGCGGTAGCGGTGGGCGAACAGCGGAGCCGGAATGCGGCGACCGTCCGGCAGCGGAATCTGGATGGTCTTGGCCTTGGTCATCCAGCCCTTGTACTTCTTGATCTTCGTGGAGCTGAAGGCCAGGACCGCTTCCGATGCGTTGCCGTCATCATCCAGCGCGATGCCGTACACATAGAAGGTTTCGATCAGCTCGTTGCCGTCCGGGGTGCTGTACTTGCCATACTCCGAGGACGCTGCCTTGGCGTGGTTCACCAGATCGCTGTTGACTTCGTGGATGCCCACGAAACCGCCGCCCGCATCGCGGGGCTTCCACTCCACGTACACGTGCTGGGTGGTCGCCGGGACGAAGGCGATGCCCTTCTTGCCGTCCCAGACTTCGCCGGTCACGGTGTTCAGGATCATGCCCTGGCGCAGGCTGTCGTTCTCCTGGAGCTGCGGGCTGAGGGCCTGAAGAATCTGGAGGAACGGGATGCTGTAGTCATCGCTGGTCTGGTTCTCGAAACCCGCGCCCGCGTAGTCGGCATATGCGCCATACTCCGCCATTGCGGTGTTCTGTTCCTTCACTGCGACATCGGTGGTCTTGCTTTCGGTCTTGGCCATGATAGGCTCCTTTGGTTCAATGTGAGCGGGTCGATTGGGCCCCCGGTCGAATAGCCCCTGCCGTTCTCTCCGGCTGTCCCACACTTCACCTGGTGGCGGTGTTCTGGAGGGAGGAGCCGCCCGGGCTCCTCCGCTGAATCAGGTTTCGATCTTCGAGACGCGCAGGCGGTGGACCCCGAACAGGTCCAGCGGGACTTCCTCGCCGTTGCGCAGCTTCTCGCGGACGAACGCGGCAAGGGTCGAATGATGGACACTGTCGTTGTCGTCCACCTCGAACTCGTCCGCAAGACGCTGGCGCAGTTCGTCTGCCTTCTCGTCCTCGCCGCGTCCGAAGGCGACGGATACAACGCGCTTGATCAGCGAGCCGTGGCCGTTGTTCTTCAGCCAGGCGAAGGCGAGCGGGGCCTTGTCCTTCGGGATGGAGGCGCGGAGGGTTTCGTCAATCTTGATCTTCAGGCCGGTGGTGGTCTTGAACTCGCCAATGCCGATCTGGTCCATGAGTTCAGGCACCTGGCGCTCCGCGATGTCGCGGAGTTCTTCGCGGGCCTTGTTGAGCTGGGCTTCGAGGTCTGCGACCTTCGCGGCAGCCGCAGCCTGCTTCTCGGCCAGCTGCGAAAGCTGAGACAATTCGCCCGAACCGAGAGACTGCGGCTGGATAAATTCGAGATATGCGCTGGTGTCATTCACGATCAATCCCCACTGTCGATATCGTAAGCATACCCGCAGTGCTTGCAGGTATAGCGGTTGTAGCAGCGCCCAAGGCTGAGGGTCGTGTATTCGTGGACGCACGGCGTCCCGTCGTCGCGGATAAAGGTCTTGCCGGTCGGCTGGCCTCCCATCGTCTGCCCGCCGCAGTTACGGCAGGGCAAGGTGTCGGTCTCGGGATCGTAACCCCACGTCACCGCCTTGTAGCGGTAGTCCCCGGCGGGGCGGCGCCCCGTGCCCTGGCACACCGGGCAAGTGCAAGTTTCTCGCATCTCGTTCTCCTTTTCTCTGGTTGCGTTCCTAGCGAACGTGAGTAAAGTATAGTGCGGAAAAGTATAGAAGAAAACCCTCATCAACCGAATAGATTTTGGGCTTCAACTGCGATGTAGCGTTGGTCCTTCCCGCTCCATTGGAGGAGCGACACCCGGCCATCGTTCGCGTCCGCTGCGAGGGCCACGGCAAAGCCGATGAGGACCGGATTGCCCACGAGCAGGAGGTGGTCCCCCGGCCCGAAGTCGGCCAGCTTCTCCTTCAGCTCATCAATGATGGGCTCCGGGCGGAACGGGGCCGCGGTCGGGCTGAGCAGGAACACCAGCTCACCGAACCCCTCCGCCGGGGCGAGGTTGAATTTGGGCTCGAACCGCTGCTTGTCGCGGTCCCAGCGGTGTTGGTTCTGTACAACAAATACACGGCTCATAGTAGCCTCACAACCAGTCTTTGAGGCGGTCGCCGGTGATCTGGCTCGCCACGTTGAATTTGTTCCTCAACGCTTCAACCACTTTCTCATCCACCGTGTCCTCCGCCACCAGGTCGATATACAGCACGCTGTTGTCCTGTCCGATCCGGTGCGCGCGGTCCTCCGATTGGAGGCGGTCGATCAGCTTGAAGCTGTTGGAATAGTAAATGACGGTCTTGGCCGCGGTCAAGGTCAAACCCGTCGCGCCCGCCGCGGGATTTCCCACGAACACGCGGGCCTGTTCCTCCGGCGAGACGGCCTCCCGCCCAACCACCTGCCCGTTATGGTACAGGGGGCGCTCACCCTGGAACCGGGCCTTGGCGTCCGCCCGCTCATCGTCGTTCGCCAGCCCATCATAGCGGACCGCGCTGATGCCGCGCTCGCGGAGGGCGTCCATGATCAACGTGATGTCCTTCTGGAACCGGGCCCAGACGATCACCTTGTGCTGGGACTCCTCGATCAGATCGCAGAGCAGGTCCAGGCGACGGTTCGGCCCCGGGATTGTGTACACGGGTTCCGCTTCATCGTCGGTCGGGAGGTAGCCGCAGGTGATCTGCTGGAGGCGGAGGAGCCGGGTGATGGCGAGGGCGGCGATGACCGGGGTGGTGCCTTCCGCGCCCAGGTCGGGGGCGTCTCCGCAGTCCGGGCACGGGTAGATGAAGCCGTCAAACTCCACCTCACGTTTGCCCAAGCAGGTCGGGCAGGCGTCCGGAGACGGCTCCGCGGCGACCGCAGCGGCGTCCCGTTCAATCCCGCCCGTCTCCAGCCACACGATGTACTCGTCACGCAACTGACGGTACAGCTTGCCCTGCTCCGGGGTCATCGGGAAGAACCGCTTGCTGTACAGCTTCGGCGGGAGGTCCAGCACGTCATCCTTCGTCACGCGGGAGGAGACGGGCTGGAGGAGGGCGTTCAGATCGTCCAGGCGGCGATAGCCCACCAGCACGTCATACTCGTTGCCGTCATTCTTCTTGGTCTTGGGGTTGAAGGCGGTCGGGTTCCAGCCCTTCTTCCAGATACCGAAGTGCTGCTTGAACTCCGTGAAGGTGCCCAAGCGGTTCTGCTTCCAGTAGTCCTCGATCAGGAACTTGATCTGGCTGTAGGCGTCGAAAGGCCCCTGCGCAATCGGGGTCCCGGTAAGCACGCGCCTGAACGGCGCGTACTTCGCGGAGCGGAGGATGGACTTGGTGCGCTCAGCGGTCGGGGTCTTGATGTAGTGCGCCTCATCCAGGACGTACAGGAGGCGGCGCTTGTCGAAGAAGTCGATCAGCGCCCGCTTCCCGGAGGCGGTCATGAAGGCTTCATAGCTGATGGTCAGCCACGCGAAGCCCTTGTGCTCGATGACGGCCTTGACCGCCTGCTTGTGCCACTTGGTGTCGGCCCGGGGCGACTGATAGTGGAAGGCCCGGACGTGCTTGATCACCTCATCGGGTACGTGGTCTGGGATTTCCTTCTCAACCCAATTCCGGTGGACTCCGTTGGGAGCCACTACCAGCACACCGTCAATCAGCCCCCGCAGGTATAGCCAACAAGCGGTATCGATCGTCAGCTTGGACTTGCCGGTGTTGCCTGACGGGAAGATCAAACCGTTGCGACGGAACAAGAGGAAGGTGGATGGTACCTGGAAGCAGTATTTGTAGCCGTCCGGCGAAGGCTCCCGGCTCACCCCGCTGCCCATCACCGTCAGATTCTCGCCCCGGCTCCGTGAGTGAACAACCCAGGTTGCTCCGTCGTGACGCAGGGAGGTGATCCTACCCAAGGAAGCGAGGACGAATTGGATGAAGTCCGCGTTCTCCCTCAACGTGGAGTAGAAGCGGACGGACTCCGGGGTGATCGTCCCGTCCCAGTGGCCTGCCTCGTCTGCGATGATAGCACGCTCCTCCTCCGTTGCGGCCCAGAACCGCGCATCAAAGACCTTGGTGCGGAGGGGAGCCTGGAATGCGTAGTTGACAAAGCCGTCCGGCTGCTCCTTCCGCGTGTGCTCCAGACCCAGGCGGGCGAGGAGCGAGTCAAGGCGGGCGATCTTCCGTTTCCGCTTCAAGTTGACGTAGCAGCGGCGCGAGTGGGGGGAGTTGCTGGGGAAGTGGCCGTCAGCCATAACCGCGACCTGAAGCCGCAGCTCGTCCCCCGTCAACCCCGTTCCCGAGCCCCCGCCGTCGAAGCGAAACGTGGCGGGCAGGTAGCGCCAGGCCTTTTCGGACATCCTCTCCAGGTCCTCCGCCGAACACACGCGGATCGCCCCGGAGTCTCGGTCAACGAAGGGCACCCGATGCTCGGGTGACAAGAGCTGGTCCAGACCTCGCGGGTGGTGAGTGCGGACCATCGAAGCGCAAG